CCCGAATGACATGGAGGCCGAGTTCTTCGAGGCCATCGTGTCGCAGGTCAAGGACGAGGGCATGAACCAGCCCATCCTCGTGCGGCCCGATCCGGTCGCCGAGGGGCGCTTCGTGATCGTCGACGGCGAACACCGCTGGAAGGCGGCGAAGATCGCCGGCCGCAAGAACATCGCCATCATCGTCGTGCCGTTCGACGAGAAGACCGCCAAGGTGCGGACCCTGTCGATGAACAACTTACGGGGCCAGAACATCCCGATCAAGTTGGCCCGCTTGCTGGTCGACCTTCACAAGGAGTTCTCGCCCGCCGACGTTCGCAAGATGACCGGTATCGGCGAGGAGGATCAGACCTCGGTGCTCGAACTGCTCAAGGTTCCCGACTTCAAGCCGAGCGATGGCGTCAAGCTGTCGGCGGCGGACGTGGAGCGCCCGATCACCGTCACCATCGGTCTGTTGCCAGACGAGCACGGCCCCTACACGCACGCGATCAAGAAGGCGATGAAGCTGATGGGCGACGACGTGGTCGCGCTGGTCGGTCATGAGGTCGCCGATTACGATCAGGCGATGAAGGCTTCGATGGGCGTCGCCGGGGCCAAGCTCCGCAACGTGGCGCTCGCCATCATCTGCGAGACCTTCAATCACCTGCCCAAGGACCAGCTCCTCGCCGCCGCGCAGGCCGCGCACAAGAAGATTTACGACAAGCTCGCGCAGGACGCCGAGCACAAGGAGGCCAAGAAGCAGGCCGCCGACAAGGCGCACTAAGGAGGCAGCGGGGATGGCGAGGATCACGATCAGGAAGAAGACCGTCGGCAAGAACGAGCTCAAGAAGCTCGGCACCAAGGCCGATGCGGCGCTGCTTCCCCCCAAGATCACCATCCCCGACGACCCGACATTCGTTCGCGAGGGCGATGACAAGGAGCTGCACGACGAGCAGCAGGTGCTTCGCGTCGAAATTCTGATGACGAAGGGCATCCGCAATCGCCGGCAGCTCACCACCTTGCTGAACATCAAGGACCTCAAGACAACCGACCGTTACATCGCCCGCGTGCACGCTCGTTGGGAGATGAACGGGACGCAGCAGGATCACGCCCGCAGTCGCGGCGAAGGCCTCAACCGTCTGGACTTGATCGAAAGCGAATTGTGGTCCAAATTGCAGAACCAAGGAGATGATCGCATCTCGGTGTCCATCCTGAACACGATCTTGCAGGTTCAGAGACAGCGAAGCGAGATGCTTGGACTGACGCCCAAGGTCATCGAGCGCATCGGGAGCATTGAAGCCGAAGGTGCGACTTTCACGCGGCAGGCTATAGCCCACGACCGTTTGACGATGCTCGCTCAGCGCATGATGTCGCTGATCGAGGACCGCGCGAAGACCATTGATCAGGTGCCTAATGAAAACCGGACGTCCGACATACAGCCGAGTGACGGATAAGGACCTCGACTTCATCGCTCAGCAGTTGCTGGAAGAGTTCGCCGACGACTATCCCGAGGACCTCGACATGGTCTTGTCGTGGATCAAGGAGGCCGCGACCGGCCGCGACGCCATCATGCGTCTCGCCAAATTCAAATATCCGCCTGTCGGGCCGCGCGAGTTCATCGAGAGCAAGGCTTACATGGACAAGGTCGGCGTGCTTTGGCCAAGGGTGATGGACGAGTTCGAGGAGATGAACTCGGGCAAATATACGGAGAGTGTGCTGACGGGCGGCATCGGCGTCGCCAAGACGACCATCGCCCTCTACAGCCAAGCCTATCAGCTCTACCAGCTGTCGTGCCTGCGCAACCCGCACGAGGAGTTCGACCTCGACCCCTCGTCCGAGATCGTCGTCATTTTCCAGTCGCTCAACGAGAAGCTGGCCAAGGACGTGGACTATGCGCGCTTCCGCGACATGCTCGCCAACGCGCCCTATTTCCGCCGCCAGTTCCCGTTCGACCGGTCGCGCGAGAGCGAGATGCGCTTTCCGAACCGGATCGTCGTCAAGCCGGTGTCGGGCCAAGACACTGGCGCGATCGGCCAGAACGTGATTGGCGGCATCATCGACGAAATCAACTTCATGGCCGTCGTCGAGAACTCGAAGGTCAACAAGGACGGCGCGACATACGACCAAGCGGTCCAGAATTACAACTCGATCGCCCGCCGCCGCGAGAGCCGCTTTATGCAGAAGGGGACGCTCCCGGGGATGTTGTGCCTCGTCTCGTCTCGCAACGACCCCGGTCAGTTCACGGACGTCAAGGAGATCGAGGCGCGCACGAACCCGCGCATCTTCGTCTATGCCAAGCGCCTGTGGGACATTCGGCCCGAGCGGTTCACGGGCGACAAGTTCCGCGTCTTCATCGGCGACGAGACCCGCAAGCCGCGCATCCTGCTCGACGAAGAGGTCGCCTCGACCGAGGACCAGCCGCTCGTGATGGCGATCCCGACCGAGTATAAGGCTTCGTTCGAGAACGACATGCTGCGCTCGCTGCGCGACGTGGCCGGCGTCTCGACGCAGGCGCTACACCCCTTCATGTTGAACACGGACGCGGTCGCGAAGTGTTTCGGCGTCGTGCAATCAATTGCATCTCGTGACGACGTGGACTTCGCCGACACCAAGCTGCAAATCCTTCCCGACCGGATCGTCAACCCGGACGAGCCGCGCTTCGCCCATATCGACTTGTCGATCAGCAAGGACAGCTGCGGCGTCAGCATCGGCCACATTTCGCACTTCGAGCACGTCAATCGCGGCGACCACGTGGAGCCGCTCCCGGTCATTCGTTTCGACATGCTGCTTGAGGTCCGCCCGCCGCGCGGCGGCGAGATCATTTTCGACAAGATCAGGCGCTTGCTATATGTGTTGCGCGACGACCTCAAACTGCCGCTCAAATACGTTTCGTTCGACCAGTTCCAGTCCAAGGACAGTATGCAAATCCTGCATCAGGCCGGCTTCATGGTCGGCTACCGCTCGATGGACACGGACACGTGGGCATACGACATGACGAAGCAGGCGTTCTATGACGGCCGCATCCTCGCGCCCGAGCACCAGAAGGCGCAGTCGGAGATGGTTCGCCTTGAGATCGACCACAAGAAGCACAAGATCGACCATCCGCCGAACGGCTCGAAGGACGTGGCCGACAGCATGGCCGGCGTCGTCATCGGGCTCACCATGCGCCGCGAGCTATGGGTGCGCCACAAGATACCGCTGAACCGCATCCCCAAGTCGATCGCCGACGCCAAGGCCGAGCGGCCCGCCGTCAAGGACCAGTCCTATATGGACACGATCCGCAAGGCGCGCGGCGTGGTTCCGAAGGAAAGCTACGATGAAGCGGTATGAGTTCGGCAGCTCAACGCTAACGCTGGAGCGGCTCAAGACGCTTTTGCACTACGACCCCGAAACGGGGTTGTGGACTTGGCGCGTGAACAAGGGTCGAGTGAAGGCCGGAAGCATTGCCGGGTGTTCGACGCGCGGGTATTGGGTTTTGCGCGTTGATCAGCACAACTACCTCTCGCATATTCTCGCGTGGTTCTACATGACCGGCGAGTGGCCCGAGCATGAGGTCGATCATCGCGATCTCGACAAAGGCAACAATCATTGGGACAATCTAAGGCCAGCCACGGACGTGCAACAAGAGTGGAACAAACCGCCGTCTAAAGCTCGCCCTAATACGCAGACCGGATTTGTTGGTGTGTATCAAACGAAGGGCACGATCTACGCTCGAATACAGACCAACGGGGAGCGCGAGTATATGGGTCCGTTCTCTACGTTCGAGGAGGCGGCGTTGGCCCGCGAAAAGCGCGCTAGGGAATTGCGTGGGGAGTTCTATCGTGGCACGCTATAGCTTCTCAAGCGACACGAACCAGCGCGTGTTCACGGACGAGCTCGACCGCGCCAAGGTGCCCTACGGCGTCGCCGGCTATGTCGTCACCGTCCACGACGCGACCGATTGGGCCACGCGGACCGCGCAGGACCTCGGCGGCACGGAGCTGCCCGAGCGCGACGACGCTCACTCGACCACGGGCGTCGACCCGTTCCTCGACATTCACGCCACCGCGCACCGCGCCGTCGCGGAGACGCCCTACCTCGACGTGAGCAACCAGATTGACAGCCAGAAGCCGCAGCTCAAGTCTGTGAAGACCAAGCGGCGCAAGACACGGAGCCAGCCATGAACCCGAACGAGATCAAGACCCGTGACGCCGACGTCGTCGAGCGCGCCCTGCCCGCTCATATGCTCGTGCTGATGGCTGAGCAGTGTATGAAGGCCGGCTATGAGTTCCGGTCTGACGTGCTGCATCGCTTGAACATGGCCGCCGCCGCGCCACTGGCCAAGTGCGATCAGCTCAGCATCGCGCGCCTCGCCAAGCGCATCGACGATTGCGCCGTGACCTTGCTGCGCGACCTCTCCCCGGATGATCCGCGCCACGGGCTCTACGCTTGCGCCATGTTCGCGCTGTCGCTCGTCTCGGAAGGCCGGATCGAGGACAAGCAGAACCAAGCCGTGCTCGTCTCGTTGCTGCTGATCGACGACCTCAAGGACGAGAGCAAGGACACGGCTGGCAACGGCGCGGTCTGGAAGTTCGAGGAGCAGCGGCTCGTGGCCGAGGCCAAGAAGCTGATTGGCAAGTCCGTCCTGATGGGGCTCTACCCTACTCGAACGATGCAGTTAATTGCGTCATGACCAATCACACGAAGCCCGAGGCGAGATTTTGGTTGAAGGTCAACATGTCGGGTGGACCCGATGCTTGTTGGCCGTGGTTGGGTTCGTGCAATGACGACGGCTACGGACGTTTTGGTTTCGACGGTCGCGTAGGCAGAGCACATGTGTTCGCGTTCACTCGCGAACATGAGCTTCCCCACGGCATGATCGTCTGCCATTCCTGCGACAACCCGCCTTGCTGCAACCCGGGCCATTTGTTCTCCGGCACGCATCGGGTGAACGCTTTGGATCGGGAGCGCAAGATGCGCCGCATACTCAAACTCACCTTGGATCAAGTCTCGGCAATTGTGTCAGACCCGCGCGCCGCCACGGTTATCGCCGCCGATTATGGCGTGTCGGCCCATCACGTGCGTCGTTTGAAACGTCGTGGCGGCTGGACGAAGACGCTGCAATTAATTGCATCATGAGGCCGATTTGGTCTTGTATTCTTCCGGGTTCCAAGTAGTATGAAGTTGTCACGGAATACATGGAGGTTGAAGTGACCAAACGCATCTATAAATTCTCGGGTTCTACTTGCGAGTGGACTGGTGACGAAAAAGCCGCCAAGACTATCCTCGGCGGCAAGGGCGCTGCGCTCGTGAAGATGGCCAAGGACGGCATGAACGTGCCGCCCGGCTTCACGATCACCACGGAGATTTGCAACGCCTACCGCGCGTCGAACTCCAAGGACGTTTTCATCGCCGGCCTGATGGAAGAAGTCGTCCAGAACATGGAGTGGTTGCGCGAGCAGTTCGGCTTCATGCCGCTGGTCAGCGTTCGCTCGGGTGCGCCGGTTTCCATGCCGGGCATGATGGACACGATCTTGAACGTCGGCCTGACGACTGAAACCGCGCAGGCTTGGGTCGAGCGCATCGGCCATCGCGCCGCGCGCGACAGCGAGCGCCGGTTGATCCAGATGCTCGGTTCGACCGGCTACGGCGTCCCGCATGAGGTCTTCGAGTTCCAGCTCGCCAAGGCCAAGCAGCATTACGGCGCGAAGCAGGACACTGATCTCGATGGGTCGCAGCTGGCGCACGTTTCCGACCTCTATCTCGCCGCCTTCGAGCAGAACAAGGGTCACAAGTTCCCGAGCAATAATTCGCTGGAGCAGCTGCGGGTCGCCATCAAGGCGGTCTTCGATAGCTGGATGAACCCTCGCGCGATCGAATATCGCAAGCTGAACAATATCAGCGAGGACATGGGGACCGCCGTTAACGTGCAGGCGATGGTGTTCGGCAACATGGGCGACGACAGCGGCTCGGGCGTGCTGTTCACGCGCGACCCGTCGACCGGAGCGCAGGGCGTCATGGGCGAATATCTGACCAACGCCCAAGGCGAGGACGTGGTCGCCGGTATTAGGACCCCGTTCGACCTTCACAAGTTCAGCGGTTACGGCTGGTATGCCGAACTGATGCACGTTTGCGAGAAGCTCGAAGCGAGCTACCTCGATATGGTCGACGTCGAGTTCACGGTCCAGCAGGGCAAGCTGTTCATCCTCCAGAGCCGCAGCGGCAAGCGCAGCGCCCGCGCCGCGTTCAAGATCGCCGCCGACCTGTGGCAAGTTGGTGTGATCAAGCACGACGAGGTCTTCAAGCGCCTGACGGTCGAGCAGTTCAAGACCGTCCGTCGCCCGACGATCGACCCTAAGTTTAAGCTGAACGCTGATTGGATCGGCCTCCCGGCTTGCCCGGGCGTCGTGACCGGCAAGCCTGTGTTTTCGTCGGACGATGCAGTTAATTGCAGCGAGCTCTGTATCCTGATCACGCACGAGACCAGCCCGAACGATATTGCCGGGATGGCCAAGGCGGTCGGCATCCTGACGCAGACCGGGGGAGCCACCAGCCATGCGGCGGTCGTCGCCCGCGCGATGGACAAGGCTTGCGTGGTCGGTTGCACCGAGCTCGACATGGATCACTTGAAGAAGCACGCCAAGAAGGTCACGATCGACGGGTCGACCGGCAAGGTGTGGGTCGACGTGGACGTTCCGGTGATCGACAGCTCGGACGCCGAGGAAGTCGCCCTGATCGGTCGGATCGCGCTGGCTCATCTTGAGGTTCCCGAAGCGACCCCGGTCGATCTGGACGTCGGGCACGCACAGGTCATCTTCGCCGCCCATTGGTGGGGCAGCACGGACGCGCTGGACGCCGTGTTGCACGGCATCAAGGGGAATTACGGCAGCAGTTACATCAAGCTGGACACCACGGCCCCTTCGCAGTTCGCGCAGGAGAGCGACAAGCTGCTGGCCAACTGCTTCGGCGAGATCGAAGACGAAAAGCCCTTCCTCGCCGCCATCCTGAACAAGGTCAACGAGACGGAAGAGCTTGACGGCCTGACGGTCGGCAGCGGCTACACGGCGTATCCGACCGATTACGCAGTCTTCAAAGTTCTGGCCAAATAGGCTAGAACTGTGCAATCAATTGCAAAGGAGTTGAACCCTATGCCCCTAGTGCTCTCGCTGCGCGTCGGTCAGGACTTCTACGTGGGCGATGAACAGGTCGTCGTCCACAAGGTCCACGATCCTCGCCGGTTCGAGTTGAGGGTCGTGCGCACGGACCGGGTTTTCGGCATCTCGGACAAGGAGGCCGTCGAGATATTCGATGACGTGTTCGTGTCGGCTGGCGACCGCCCGCAGAATGGTCTTGCCCGGGTGGCGATCGACGCCCCGCGAGAGATCGAGATTTTGCGCGGCGAACGCTACCGGGGAGAGGAGAAACCCGAGCCCGTCGACGGCGGCGAGGCGACCGTGAAGTTCGCGAAGGGGAGCCAAATATGGGGTTCAAGGAGTTTCAGGTGAGCGAAGGCGCTGTCGCCCGGGGCCGGGCCATCGGCCTCTACGGCGACACGAGCAAGCGTCTCGCGCGCATGGCGCGGCGGTCCGCCCCCTTCACGGGCGCGGCTGGCAATCGCCGGTTCAACGATTTCGTTTTGACCACGGAAGGTCAGAGCGTGGTTTGGGTCGAACGTCTCGACCCGCAACAGGCTGCATGAGCCATGGAGGGCAAAATGGGACTTGATATTGCTGCTGGACCGAACGGGCATCTGCCGCTCAATTTCGGTTGGCGCGGCGCGTTCAAGAAGGTCAAGATCGCGGGCGGGCCGTATGACTTCTTCCCGCATGAGACGAAGGGCGCTTTCGGTGTCTGCGTCCGCGCCGAGCGCGTCGACCCCTCGAAGGTCGATCTGCACTTGCCGATCGGGGACTTCTCGGTGCCGCGCGACGCCGCCGAGGTTCGCCGCGTCATCGTCGAAACGCTGCGCGTCGCCTTAAAAGGTCACGACGTCTACGTCGGCTGCATGGGCGGCTGGGGCCGCACGGGCTTGTTCCTCGCGTTGCTGGCCAAGGCCGCTGGCGTCAAGGACCCGGTCCGCTACGTGCGCGAACATTACTCTAAGCGCGCGGTCGAAACGAAGGAGCAGCAGCAATACGTCGAGCATTTCGATGTTGGCCCGCTGCCACGCGACATGTTCGTCGCCGCTTGGCGCAATCGCTTCTTCGAGGCGTTCGGACTGCGTTAAGCCTACGGGCCGTCTGTTGCAATTAATTGCGCTGACGGCCTTGTTTTCCCCGGGTTTCGTGGGAGAATGTAGATAGTCGCTGAAAACAGGAGGTTTATGCGATGGCGCTTACGGACCCACAAAACACGTTGGCCTACCACAACTCGCGAGTGCTCACGTCGCACCGCAACATGCGCCACGTGCATTGCGCGAAGGTCGCCGCCGCGCTGCAAGCGTTCCGCGACAAGGACCAGCACAAGGACACGGTTCCCGAGACAGAGGCGCTTTGGTTCTACGGCCTGAACCACGGCATGGCGCTGATCGGCGCGAACCGCGCGCCTCTGGAGCCCCTGAGCGATTGGGAGAACGAGTTCGTCCGTCTCTATCACGAGAAGATGGCCGAGCAGGCCGTGCGGGCGTTCTATTATCTGTTGTGGATTTGCATCCGCGAGAGCCGGCACAATCAATCGCTCGCCAAGGACGCCCCCAAGATGAAAGAGCTGTTCGGCGATGCGGTCACGAACTTCACGGTGTCGATCAAGGGCGGCGAGAGCGGCATCTCGGCCGCCTTCGTGACGAACCCGCCAAACGCGACCATCGGCACCTATGTCGACTGCTTGAAATGGCAGTTCTATAATTGCAAATGGAACGGCGGTTACGGCGGCATGAAGTGGGGCATCGTGACCGACTGTCTGTCGCGCTTCGTCGACGGCGAGTTCACGGCCGAAATGATGCTCGATACCATCTGGACGCTGAGCCACAATAACGGCCCGATCTTCAACAAGGGCGAATTTTTTGGGCATTATTCACCCAATCTTATCCGTATCTTAGACGTGCAGCGGTCGGGGCAAATCCCCGAGGCGGTGCTTTGCGACGTCAAGGTCGCCGCCTACGCCCCGTCGATGCTGGTCAACAGGACGGGCGAGTTGCGCAAGCAGTTCCCCGGCAAGCTCGGAGCCTATGTCGATTGGGAGACGGTCGAGGCGCTCGGTTCCGTCCACAAGTATCCGAACGAGAAGAAGCACCAGTTCGATAAGCACGGCATGTCCGAGAAGGCCAAGGAGGCGCAGGTCAAGGCTGAGGCGCAAGCCAAGGCTCAAGCGGAAGCCGAGGCTAAGGCGGTCGCCGAGCACGCCGAGAACTGGTTCCTCGTCATGCCGGGCGTCGAGATCGAGATCATTCACCGCAAGGCTGCGGCATGAGCGTCCGCAAGCACATTCGTCCCAAAGACATTGTCACGATGGCGAAGCATCTGCTGTCGATCGCGACGCCAGATGGCGAGTGTCTTGTTCTTGACCCGGGGAAGAAAGATCGGCCGTATGTGCAGTTCAAAGGGGTGTGCTGGCCAGCGGCGCGTTTAGTGTTCGCTGCTCTGGTCGAAGACCCGGGTGATGATGACGTGCACCACATTTGCGAGAACAAGCCGTGCATATTTCCAGAGCATTTGGAGCGCAAGACGCGCGCTGACCATCTGGCGGTGCACGATCATTCAGCGTTTCAGCGGGATAAGACGCATTGCCCGCACGGACACGCCTACACGGACGAGAATACGGCAATCTATAACGGCAAACGCATTTGCCGCGAGTGTAATCGAACCAGCGCCCGCGAACGGTGGCGGTTGCGTTGTTGGGGCGTCTAGCCAAGGAGGGCGACATGTCGCGCAAGGGGTTAAATTCGATGGACTTTACGAACCGCAGTTCCGGTCGTCGGGGGGGCAGTCACGTGGACGATTGGAGCGAGTTCGAGAAGAAGGTACGCAAGCTGGCCAATGATCCGGCGATCTCGAAGATTTACGACAACCTTCACGACGACAAGGGCGTCTATTACAACGACGGGTCGTTCGGCGGCGGCTTCGCGCGCTGCTATGAGAGCCACCCGCCGCTCAAGCTGCCCGGGACGGAGTTCGTGATCTATGGCGGCTCGTGCTCCGCGCCGATCGTCAAGGACGCCGACATTTACATCGGCTTCGATAGCACGATGAAGGAGATGAACAAAAAGTTCCATTGGATCAAGGGCGACGAGGTCCGCTTCCTCATTCCCGACATGGGAGTGCCCAAGGACGCCGAGGAATTTCGGCGGATGGTCGAATGGGTGAAGAAGCAGCTGGCGAAGAAGGCCAAGATACATGCCGGCTGCATCGGCGGGCACGGGCGGACCGGAACCTTCCTCGCGGCGCTCGTCAGCCTCTTCGGCGAGCAGGACGCGGTCGAATACGTGCGCAAGAATTACTGCCACAAGGCGGTCGAGAGCGCGACGCAGACCAAGTTCCTGACCGATCAGTTCGGGATCAAGAAGGCCAAGGGGCACAAGAGCGGGTCGACCTCGGTCGTGTCGAAGACCGTCAACTATTCTCCCGCCAAGAGCGCGGGCAAGGATAGGTTCGCGCCGCTCCCGGGACAGGGCGGAATTTGGTAAGTATACGGCGAGGCGCGTGCAATCAATTGCATTTTCTTGTTGTCGGCGAGCGGCCGGGGAGTAGAATGAAGCTGTGTCCACGCTGTCCAAGGAGGGATTTGAAAGTGCTCAAACACGGACATTCAAGACCATCAAAAGGAGGGCCTACGGCCACCTATATATCGTGGAAACGGATGATTGAGCGTTGCTTAAACCCGAAGCACGTCAGCTTTCACAAGTATGGGGCGAAAAGCTCTATGGGGTTCCGAAAACGACGTTGCTGCGGCGTCTGTCTAAAGGCTTGAGCCTTGAACAAGCACTTACGAAAGCCAACCAACAAGGAGGTTGATATGGCTCTGAATTTCAAGTCCTTGAATGGTATGAGCGCCATCAAGAAGATCGGCATCAATCAGTCGGCTTTCGACTGGCTCGCTCAGTCTCAAGTAGTCGTCAAGTTGAAGTCTAACAAGTTCACCTTCTATTTCATCGACGACCACGGCAAGGAAACCTTGAAAGAGGTTCCGGTCACGATCGACGACTTGCAGCAGCTGAACGCTGGCAAGCTCCCGTTGACGAAGAAGATCACGCTCAGCGGCGCGCTCGCCAAGGCCATACAGGACCTGATGATCGCGGCCGGCGAGATGCTCATTGTCGACGAGGGTATGGTAGTCCTTCACGAGGACCCGGGCGACGGGATCGAGAAGACGCCGATCTCGAACGGGGGTTGGGGTCCGACCCTCACTATGGTCGACGCGGGCGCGCTGGCGCATCTGCCGCCGCTTCACGTTATCCCCGCTAAGGGCGTCGAGCAGTCGTCGGCGTGGGGCGTGTTCGACCTCCACGCGATCAAGACCGCCTTCCCGGTCAAGCTGCGCGACGCCGACAAGATGTATCAGCCTGTGCGCGGAACCTCGGTGGGCTCGCGCTATTACATGGTCGGAGCCAACAAGGACATTCGCGTCGCGGCCCGCCTCCAAGGTGGCAGCTTGTCGGTCAGGATCGAGGGGCCGGGCCTCGCCAAGCATCAGAACGCGATCTCGGAGGCCGGCATAACCATCAACGCCGGCAAGGATTACGCCAGCGTTCACTTGAACGTCGGCGGCGACATGGTGCTCGCGAGCAAGACGCTCGGCGCGGTCCTGATGGGCCTCGGCGTCACGCTCGATACGCCCATGCCGAACCTCGCTCTGATCAAGGGAGCTTGAGATGATCAGCGTTGAGGACTTCCTGACTTTGAAGGTTGGCGACCTCCTAGAGGCCGACCCGCTGTTCAATGGCTTGTCGGACGAACCAGTCGTGCTGCGCGTCGCGACTGACGGCGCGGACCGCAAGGATTTCGTCGCGACCTATCTTGGCGTTACCTTGGGTCGTTGGAGTGCAAAGCGTAACGGGGGGAGGCTGTCGTGGACTTTCAAGTGAACAAGTCGGACCTTTACAGCGTCGCGGACATTCTCGGGATGACCGTCGAGCTCGATTACGCGACCGGCAAGCTATCCGGCAAGGCCGAGCGCGCGATGTTCCTTGGCGACCTCTCCCTCCCCTTGAAGCCGAAGATCGCCGGCTCGCTGCTGCTGCCCGAGTGCATTTTCGCCGCCGTCAACGTGCTCGGCAATCTCGCCTTGCTCGTCGTCATCAGTGAAAGCGGGCCGCAAAGGTGCACGGTCCACGTGCTGAACCTCGCCAAGATGGACCAGCTCGACACGTGGCTGGACAAGAAGAAACCGAAGACGCGCGGGGAGGCGCTGGAGCTGCTCGGCAGCGCGGTCGTCAAATCCTATCGCCGCGTCAACACGACCAAATGGGAGCCAATGTGACCTGTGAGCCAAGTTTGCAATTAATGGCATGTTTGACGCACGAGCGACTGTTAGAGCTACTTGATTACGACCCCGCGACCGGGGTGTTTCGCTGGCGCGTCTCGCCGAACAATCGCGTCAAGGTCGGTAGTGTCGCCGGGGCAGTTCGACCCGACGGTTATAGCCAGATCAGGATCGACGGGAAGCGTTACATGCTCTCACGATTGGCCGTCTTCTACGTGGAGGGCAAATGGCCAACCAAATTGGTCGACCACAAGAACCGGACGCGCACGGACGCCCGCTATGCGAACTTGCGGCACGCCACACAACAGCAGAATTGCGCGAACAGGAGTTTGGCAAAAAACAACAGCACCGGCTTGAAGGGCGTGCATTACGACGCATCCCGTGGCCTCTATCGTGTGCGGATAATGCGGAATGGAGTTCGGCGTTCACTTGGGTTCTTCGTTGAAAAGGAAGCGGCAGGCGCGGCTTATAATGATGCCGCCGTCCCGCTGGATGGAGAGTTTACCGCATGTCTCTGATATTCTGGACCGCCGCGAAGCAGGAGCTGATCAACCTCACCTTCGCGCAATCCTTGAAGTCGTTCCGCCCCAACATTCCCAAGCACAGCTTCGCTCCTTGGAGTGAGTTCGCCGTCCCGCCCGAACCGGGCGCGGGCGACGTCGTGCTTGTGGCCGGCAATAAACCACTCGACACGCTCCGCAAGGCCGGCATCGTGCACAAGGGCCGCACGCTCAATTCGCTGCGGGAGACCCCGATCAAGCGCGAGAGCGGCGGACATTACCTCGTGACCTTCGACCCGGCGCTGACGCAGACCGAGTTCGACAAGAAGGCGGTCATGGATTGGGACGTGCGTCTGGCGCACCGTCTCATGACGACGGGCGGGCTCAAGCCCGTGATCGGGAAGTATGAGTGGGTCGGCACCTTTCTACCTATCATCGAGAAGGTCGAGGCCAAGTTTGCAATTAATGGCAAGCCGGTCGACGTCACCATGGATACGGAGACGATGGGTCTCTACCCGTGGTATCCCGAGCGAGACCTTGTCTCGATCTCGTTCACGGTCGAGGCGGGTCACTCCGCCGTCCTGTATTTGCACTCGTCGAAGACGCCGGTCCCCATCCCTAACAGCGGGCCGTCGCTGTTCGAGCAGATCAACTGGCTCCTAACCTCGCCCAAGGTCAAATTGCGCGGCGCGAACCTCAAATTCGACCTCGTATGGATCGAGACGAAGTGGGGCATCCACTGCACGAACTTCAAGTTCGACACGCTGCTGGTCGGCTCCATCCTAGACGAGAACCGTTCGAACAGCCTCAACTTGCACGCCAAGGTCTATACGTCCATGGGCGGCTATGACGACGACCTGAACAGCAAATACGACAAGGGCAAGATGGAGGACATCCCGCTCGATGATCTCTTGCCTTACGCGGGCGGCGACACTGACGCCTGCCATCAGGTGGCGGACACTTTGCGGGACGAGCTGACCGAGGATCATCAGCTGACCCGCTTCTACGTCAAGATTTTGCACCCTGCCGCCCGGGCCTTCGAGAAGATCGAGCGCAACGGCATCGTCGTCGACGTGGAGAAGATGCACGCGCTGCGCGAGGAGCTGCGCGGCGTCATCAAGGCCAGCACGGACCGGCAGCTGTCGCTGCTCCCGACCATGATGCGGACGAAATACCGCGAGCGGATCGAGGAGCAGATCGCGCAAGGCAAGAACCCGATGCTGCCCTCGATCGTGAAGGAATACTTCTTCTCGCCGCGCGGGCTGAACCTGACGCCGAAGGAGGTCACGGAGAAGACCAAGGAGCCATCGCTGGCCAAGGCGCACTTGCGCCAGTTCGCCGACAACCCGGACGCCAAGGCGATGGTCGCGGCTATGACCGAGGGCGACAGCGCGTCCAAGACCCTCTCGACCTTTGTCGACGGCTTCTTGAAGCACCTTCGGCCCGACGGCCGGTTCCATCCGACCTTCATGCTCTACAAGGGCGATTTCAACGACGAGGCCGATAATGAGAGCGGCACGAACACCGGCCGCTTGTCGGCCAAGGACGTGGCGATCCAGTGCATGGTAGGCGAGACGGTGGTCACGACATCTGTCGGACCTGTTCGTCTCGATGCAATAGTTGAAGTTGGTGGCCACGGATATAAAGTTCTGACGCACACGGGCGCGTGGCGTAACGTCATAGGTGTTTACCGCAACGGTGTTCGGCCGGTTTTTAGAGTTCGAACAGTGTCTGGCGTAGAAGTAATCTGCACAGGCAACCATCCGATACTGACGCGACGTGGTTGGGTTAGGACGGACCTACTGGAGATCGGGGATGCCTGCTTTGTTTGGAAACCAGAACGCAAAGAAACACGGGCACTCAGCGGGAGGCTCAGTGAGCCGAGAGTATCATTCTTGGACCGCGATGAAGAACAGATGTTCCTCTACGGGGAGCAAGGACTATGCCCGCTACGGCGCGAATGGAATCAACTACGATCCAACGTGGGAGAAGTTCGAGACGTTTTTGAAAGACATGGGGCCTCGCCCTCCGGGCACGTCATTGGACCGTTCAGACAACACGAAAGGGTATTCGAAGGCGAATTGCCGATGGGCTACGCCAACACAACAACAGTCGAACAGAGCTATCACGAAGTTTATTACGCACAACGGGCATACCAAGACGGAAGCCCAGTGGGCGAAGGATGCGGGCATATCGCGTGGGATGCTGCATTATCGGCTAAGTGTCGGTCTCCCTATGGAAGCAGCATTGGCGTCGGAGAAGAGGCGGACTGGACCGCTTTCGAAGAAGACCACGTCGTCTCCGTAACCTACGCCGGTAGAGAGGAAACTTTCGATCTTACAATCGAGGATTGCCACTCGTTTGTGGCGAACGGTCTTGTCGTACACAACACCCTGCCCAAGAAGACGACTTGGGCCAAGAAGCTGCGCGCGTGCTATCCCGCGCCTAAGGGCAAGGTTTGCTTGTCCGTCGATTACAGCCAAGGCGAGCTCAAGGTCGTGGCCTGCGTCGCGCCCGAGCCGACCATGATCAACGCTTATCTCGAAGGGCTCGACCTCCACGCCGTCACCGGGGCCAAGCTGGCGCAGGTCGACGTTCAGGAGTTCCTGACGTGGAAGGATCATACGGACACGGCCCTCGCCGCGCTGTTCGAGAAGTATCGTGGCAACGCAAAGCCGGCGAACTTCGGCCTTCTCTACGGCATGTCGGCCGAGGGCTTCCAAGCCTACGCATGGGCGGCTTACGGCCTCAAGATCACGCTTGAGGAAGCGACCAAGATGCGCGACGCCTTCTTCAAGCTTTACCCGGGCCTGCTCGACTACCACGACAATCAGCGCGAGATCGTCAGGGTCAGCCAGATGGTGCGCTCGCCGCTCGGCCGCATCCGTCATCTACCGATGATCCGCAGTTGGGACCGGTTCGTAAAATCCAAGGCCGAACGGCAAGCGATCAATTCGCCGATCCAGTCCTGCTTGAACGACATGATGTTGTGGGCCGTGGCGCTGATCGACGACGCCTATCCGAACGGCGAAATCGAAATGGTGGCGACGATCCACGACGCCTTGATCGCCTACGTCCCCGAGCAGGATCATCAGTTGTGGGCGGCGCGCATCGTCGAGATCATGGCGAACCTACCGTTGCATGAGATGGGCTGGATACCGCCGTTGCAGTTCACGGCCGACGCCGAGGCCGGGCCTGACCTCGCACATATGAAAAAGTTGAGTTTCGCGGCATAGTGTGCAATTGATTGCACCGCCCGGATTATGTTGCGGCGGATGCAGGAGCAGACATGGCGGCCGAAGACAAGCAGACCGCGCAGGTCTATAAATTCACGGCTTTGAACAAGGCGGACAACACCCCGGGGCGGCTCCTAAAGGACCTCGGCCCGGGCGGCTACAATCCCGAGGGCAACGCCGTCCAGCCAAACGCCTTCGAGCCGGAAGACGAGTATCAGCAGCTCTACGTCGGCGCGACCCGCGACCAAGGCATCGTCCAGCCGCCCTATGTGCTGCGGACCCTCGACCGCCTGAGCCAAGAGAACAACACCCTCGGCCCCTGCATTGAGGCCATGGTCACGAACATCGACGGCACCGGCTACAGCTTCGAGGCTGACGACGAGGAGGCCGACGACAAGGACGACGACACCAAAATCGACGCCCTGACCGAGTTCTTCGCCCAGCCTTGGCCGGGCATGTCCTTCACGACCATTCGCAAGAAGCTGCGCCGCGATTTGCACCGGACCGGCAACGCCTACATCGAAATCCTCCGCAACCCGCAGGACGAGATCGTTTTCTTCCGTTGGGTTGACGCCAAGATGATGCGCATGTTGCGCCTCGACGACGCCGTGCCCGTCGACCAGACCGTCATTCGCGGCGGCAAGCCTGTCACCATCAAGACCATGACCCGCGAGCGGCGTTACTGCCAGCTCGTGAACGGTGTCAGCTTGATGTATTTCAAGGAGTTCGGCTCCAAGCGCGATCTCCATAAGAAGACGGCCGTTTGGGCTCCGCAGGGCCAGCGCCTGCCGGCGAACATGCGCGGCACGGAGATCATGCACTTCATCACCCTGCCCGACAGCCACACGCCTTACGGCATCCCGTTGTGGGTGAACCAAACCCCCTCGGTGCTCGGCTCGCGCAAGGCCGAGGAGTTCAATCTGGAGTTCTTTGACAACGGCGGCGTCCCGCCCGTGATGATCCTGTTGCAGGGCGGCACGTTGCAGGCCGAGACCCGCAAGGCGATCGAGCAAATGTCGACCGGCGAGGCCAGACGCAATAATCGTATGCGCGTGCTCGAAGTCGAGCCTTCGGGCGGCTCCTTGGAGAACACGCCGCAGGCGCGCGTCACCGTCGAACGCTTCGGCTCCGAACGCCAAGCCGACAGCATGTTCGAGAAATACGACGAGAAGTGCGAGCTTCGCGTCCGCCGTTCCTTCCGCCTGCCGCCGATCTTCGTTGGTCAGGCTGGCGACTATTCGTTCGCGACCGCCTTCGCCAGCTACACGGTGGCCGAAGCGCAGGTGTTCAAGCCCGAGCGCGACGAGTTCGACGAGATGATCTCCGTGCGCTTGCTGCCGTCGATGGGCTTTGACGGCTACAGCCTGCGCTCCAAGCCGCTCGTGATCGAGGACGCGACCCTCAAGCTGCAAGGCATCGAGGTCGCGATGGGCACGAACCAAGTCGAGATGGAGGACGTGATCACGGAAGTGAACGACGTCACCGGCACCCATCTCAAGGTCTCTACCCGTTTGAAGACGCAGCAGGTCGCCGAACAGAACAAGAACCACAACGACTTCATGAGCTCGTCCTCGGGGCCGCAGGGCTCGATCGGCTTGCGCCCGGGCGGAACCCTCGCTGGAGCCATGCAGCAGGGCGCTGTTACCCCGCTCGCCCCCGGCGCGACACAGCAGAAGGCCCCCGGCTCTCCCCCGCCGTCTCCCGGCCCCGGCGACCAGACCGGCAAGCCCGTGAAGTCTCCAGCCGCCCCGCCCGTTTCCGGCACGAACGCCAAATCGACGCCGGTCGGCGCTCCCGCGCGCAAGGCGGAAGGGATGCACGTCGCGCAGCTGGCGCTTGAGACGATGACCGCCATGCGTAAGCGCGACTACCCGGTCCTCGCTGAAAACCTCGAAATCATCGGGCTGCTCGACGAGGCCGCGCGCGGCGCGTTCGATGACGCCGTGGCGCAGCTCAGCTTCGTCGACGCCTCTCTCGACCCGGACGGCCTCAAGGAGCTGGCCGGGTGTGCCCTCGCCGTCATGGCGGGCCATCACCACGACCACTCCCATTAAGGAGGCCCCATGAGCTACTTCACCCGGCTCCAGAAATGGGGGCGCGACCACAGGGGCCAATACGCCAAGCCCGAGGACGCCGCCCCGCCGCCCCATCTCCGCGACAAGAACAAGAGCACGGAGAAGCAGGGGGCAAAGGCCACCAGCAAGCAGAAGGGTAAGGACTGCCCCGGAAACGGGGCTTTCTAATGCCGCTGCCTCAGGCTTTCATCGCGATTGAGAAGACCATGGCCTCGGCGATGCACGTCCAATGGGACGCGCTGGCCAAGGAGATCATGGGCAAGGTCAACGAGCTCGTGGAGAAACGTGATTGGGCCGGCGCGCACGCGCTCGCCGATCAGCTCACCCTCCAAGGCGTCGTGACGGAGGTTCGACCGAAGCTGCATGAGATGGCGGTCGCCGCCATGCTGTTCGGGGCGCATCATGTCGCCGGCTCGGTCAAGGCCACGTCCTTTGCCCAAGGCGATCCGCTGCCCAAGGAGATGCAGACCGCGCTCGACCAGCTTGAGACCATGGTCGAACAGGACGCTGCCGATTACGTGCGCAATCAGTTGCACGCGATGATCACCAAGCTCCAGCAGAAGGACGAGACGACCCATTTCCAGAAGGACGACATCTCCGAAGAGCAGCTCGAAGAGACTGGCGGTCTGATGGAGCCCGATCAGGGGGGCAAGCGCAAGAAGACCAAGAAGGGCGACCTCAAGACGCTCTACGTCCGCCGCGACCTCGTCAACGCACAGGAGCTACACGCTTGGGCGCTGACGCAGGGCTTCAAGACCGTCCTGCCGCAAGAGGACATGCACGTCACCGTTTGCTACAGCAAGGCGCTGGTCGACTGGAACGCCATCGAACCCGCCGAGGGCCGGCTGGACGTGCCCGAGCACGCGGGCGACCGCGAGATCGCCGTGTTCGGCGAGGCCATCGTGCTGACCTTCGACAGCGACGAGCTGCAACGCGATCACGCTGCGTTCCGCGAGGACGGCGCGAGCTTTGACTTCGACGAATACCAGCCACACGTCACGATCAGCTATGGCGAGCTGCCGGATCATCCGGTCGAGCCTTATCGCGGCCCGCTGGTCTTCGGCCCGGAGATTTTTCAAGAGATCAAGCCCGGCTGGGCCGACGATCTTGAAGAGACCGAACTGCGCAAGGCCGAGAAGGCCCTTCACGAGATGCTCAACGACGCCGTGCTGAACGGCGGCAAAGTGGCGATCGACGTCGGCGCGAACCTGACGACCTCGCGGCTGGTCTCGTTCGGCTTCCTCGCCGAGGCGACCAAGAGTGGCGTCGACGAATATCAGATCAACGAAGTCCTCGACACCAAGACCTGCCCGGTTTGCCAATACATGCACGGCAAGACCTTCCGGGTGCAGAACGAATACGGCCGGCTGTTGCAGGCGCTCTCGACCAGCGACCCGCAGGAGCTGAAGACCATCTCGCCGTGGCCCTCGCAGAGCAAGGCCGGGCTGAAAGACCTTTACGACATGGACCCGGGCGAGATGCAGGGCGCGGGCTACGGCTCGCCGCCGTTCCATCCGGGTTGTCGTGGGATGCTCGTGCAGGTTGGCGAGGTCTCCGAGAACGTCCCGCTCGGCGGCCCGCGTGACGAGGAAGACGACGACAAGCTCACGACGCTGACCATCGACGGGCTATCCGACGCGGCCGACGCGGTCGAGGCCGATACAGCGTGGGAAGGTGAACGGGTCGACGAGCTCGACGCCGCGATCGACGAGATCGAGGACGAGGACCTCAAGGATCAGGCCCGCGAGGCGTTCGACGCCGGGGATTACGAGACAACCCTGAGCATCGCCGAGGAAGCCGACGAGCAGGCTGACGCCGACGCCGCCGCCGACGAAGCGATGGACACCGCCAAGGACATATGGTCGCAGGACGAGATCGACGCTCTCGGCTGGGAACGGTTCGACGTGACCGACCCGGACGCTTTCTCGCAGATCGACGACGCCTATGACGACGGCGATTACGACAAGGCCGAGGCGCTCTTGACCAAGTGGAAGAAGGCGAACGGCGTCACCAAGGACGATACGCCCGAGGCCGCCGAGGACAATTACGGCCCCAACGCTGGCAAGAAGAAGCGCAAGGCGCAACAGCGCGCCGACCGGGCGCAGGACTATAACGACATCAAGCCCGACAGCTCGAACGTCGCTTTCGACGCCGGCACTTCCGATGACAGCACCGCGCCGCTAGATCGCAATTAATTGCACGGCTGGTCTAAAGCCTGTTCCACGTTGCGCAGTTAATTGCACAATTCCATTGAGCCCCGGTCAGCCCTGTGTAAATTCCCGGCTCAGGCGAAATGATCAGGGGACCAAATACGTGGCGTCCAATGCCCGGCTTGTTAGGTTGGCGAAGCGCGATAACCGCGCCGTCAACCATGCGCGCAAGGTGGCGGAAACCGCTAACGGCATCCTGATCAAGAAGCTCGACCAAGAAGAGCAGGTCGTTTTCGGGGAAGTCTACGCCCCCGGTTTTCCTGACAGCCAAGGCGACTTCATGTCGGCCGAGGAGATCAAGAAGATGGGCTACGGCTTCATGCGCAAGGGCCTTACGTCGAACATCGACGTTAACCATTCGCAGGACCCTTCCGGCTCCTATGTCGTCGAGAGCTTCATCGCCCGCAAAGACGACCCGACGTTTCTTCCTGACAGCTGGGTTATTGGCGTGAAAATTCCCGACCCCACGACATGGGGGTTGGTCAAGTCCGGGGAGCTGAACGGCTTCTCCCTCGACGGCATCGGAGTTCGAACCGACGCGGTCTTCGAGGTCGAGATGCCAGACTTGCTCAAGGGCGAGACCGACGACGTTCGGGGACACACTCACACCTTCACCGTGAAGTTCGACGCGGATGGCAACTTCCTCGGCGGCTACACGGACCCGGGACCGAACGGGCACGTTCACCAGATTTCGCGTGGGACGGTCACGGAGAAGGCCGACCACCACACGCATCGCTTCTCGTTCGTTGAGGGAGTGCTCAATGCCAACATTTCAAATTAAGGCGACCGAGCTGACCGACACGGACGTGAGTTTCGTTTCGCTGGTGAAGCGGGGCGCGAACCGCATCCCGTTTCGGATCACCAAAGGGGACCAAGATATGATCGACCTCCACAAGATCGGTCGCTCGCTTTTCCGCAAGGCCGACACGGCTCCCGCCGTGGTTGGCGTCGTCGCGCGCAAGGGAGCGGACCTGAAGGCCATTCGCGCGGTGATGAAGGCCGCCGACATTCCCTACGGCAACTTCGTCAAGAAGTCGGACGGCGCGGAAGGCACCGTCATCTACAAGGCGGCCGGCGACCATGAAGGCGTCATGCTGCTGAAGATGAACGATGACTTCGCCCTCGTCGTCAGCAACCTCAAGAAGGCGTTTCAGGGTTACGATTTCGACAGCAAGGACTTCAAGTCCGTGCACGCAACGAACTCGTTCGCCTCCTCGGTTTCGGCGGCGTTCGACAGCCTCCGCAACACCATCGCCAACATCATGGACGGCTCCAAGGACCCGAAGGGCGCGTCCAGCGAGATCGAGAGCGCGATCGACGAGTTCAAGGATCACGTCTCGACGCTGGTTTCCGGCCTGCCCGAGAAGGCGATGAAGGCCGACGCCGCGCTCCTGAAGGCTTCCAAGCCGCAGGACGATGGCGACGAGCAGGACGCCGACGATCAGGACGATGACGACAATGACGGCGGCGGAACCGACGACGATCAGGAAACTGGCGACGATCAGGGCGACAACGCCAACGGCGGCAAGAAGACGACCATGAAGTCGTCCGACGGCAAGGAACTCGACGACGAGGGCGACCCCGGCGCAAAGGACCCGCTGATGCCGGCCAAGAAGGACGACGCTGGCAAGAACGGCACGGGCGCGGGCGCTGAAATGGGCAAGGGCACGGAGACCAATCCGCGCGCGACCGCCGACGACGAGCAGAATACCGAAGTCAACGCCAAGCCGGGCGGCAAGACCTCTGGCACGGACACGGGCCTGCCCGCGAAGGCGAAGGCTCCGACCAAGAAGGCCGCTGGCTGCGAGCAGGACGACGACGACAGCTCCAACGGCGCGCAGGGCGACATTCCGGCGAAAGCCAAGGCCAAGACCAAGAAGAGCACGTGGCACGGGCAAGGCGGTAACGACGCCGAGAAGCCCCCCAAGGGCTCGACCACGCGCAACAGCTTCGACGCTGACTGCGATGGCGACGGCGATGACGACACCGTGATGACCGGTGAAAGCGCGGCCGGCGAAGGCGCTGCGGAACCGCCCGCCGACAGTGAAGCGGCCAACGCTCGCGGCACCGCCGACGATCAGCGCGGCTCCAAGAACACCGGCCGCCCGGGCGCGGCGACGCTCGACATGAACGGGGTTCCCGCGAAAGCCAAGGCCCCGACGACGAAAACCGAAGCCGAACGCAACGTCGGCAAGAAGGGCAAGAACCCCGTGCAGGAAGAGGAGGAGAGCATCTCCGGGGCCGGCGCGCAGGAAAAGGACGTCCAGACCTACAAGTCTGACGATCCGGTCATGAAGGCCATCTCGGCGCTCGCCAAGAGCATGGAGAAGGGTTTCGCGACCGTGAACGACAAGGTGGCCAAGATCGACCAGCGCGTCGATGGCGTGGCCTCCATGGCGAAGAAGACCGACGCGGCTCTCAACGGCACCGTGTTCGGCGACGCGGCGAATGATGAACCCGCCCGGACGCAAAAGTCCGATCGCGGCTCGGCCCCGCCGCTCCTCGATACCGCATATGCCCGCAGGACCGCGTAAGCGGACAGCAGCTCAAACTGAAACGGAGACCAAAGAAAATGTCCAGCAACAGCAGCCTCCTCCGCAAGGCCGACATCGCCATCGCGGACCTCCAGTCCAACGGCGGTGAGCTCTCGCCCGAACAGGGCGCGGCGTTCATCCGCAAGCTGATCAAGCAGCCGACGCTGATCCGCGTTTGCCGCGTGATCGAAATGGTCTCGCCCATCCGCAAGATCAACAAAATCGGTTTCGGCTCGCGCATCCTGCGCAAGGCGACCTCGGCGACTGCCCTGCCGCAGAACGCCGCCAACGGCCTGTCGACCGGCCTCGGCGGTCGCGCCAAGCCGACGACCGAACAGATCGAGCTGACCACGTCGGAGCAGATCGCCGAAGTGCGCATCCCCTACGACGTGATGGAAGACAACATCGAGCGCGCCACCACGGCGACCAACGAGCTGCCGAACACCGGTCCGGCTGGCTTGCGTCAGACGATCATTGACTTGATCGCCGAACGCGCCGCGCTCGACATGGAAGAGCTCGCGCTGCTCGCCGACACCAACTACACGAACGGCGCGGACAGCGACGACCAAGCCTACCTGAGCCAGTTCGACGGTTGGCTCAAGAAGGCCAACACCCTCGGCAACGTCTATGACGCTGGCGGCGGCTCGATCTCGAAGAGCATCTTCAAGTATGGCCTGAAAACCATGCCGACGCAGTATCAGCGCAACAAGGCCGCGTTGAACCACTTCGTCTCGGTGAACAACGAGACCGAATATCGCGACACCCTCGCGGACCGTGGCACGGCGCTGGGCGACCAGATGACCCAAGGCACCAGCCCGACCTTCGCCTACGGCTCGCCCGTGGTGCCGGTCGCTCTGATGCCCGAGAGCAACGGCCTCTATACCGATCCGCTCAACCTGATCTTCGGCATCCAGCGTCAGGTCAGCATGGAGTTTGACAAGGACATCAGCGCCCGCGTCTACATTATCGTCCTGACGGCTCGTATCGCCTTCCAGATCGAGGAGACCGAGGCGATCGTCGAATACGAGAACATCGCCACGGTCTAATCCGTGCAATCAATTGCAAACCGAAAGGAGCCGGGGTATCTTGCCTCGGCTTCTTTTTTGAGAGCCTGCTAGGAGAGCACAATGAGCATTACCGCAGAACTGCGTCACCCCGCGC